GAGGAATATCAGACACCGTTATATCAACACGAGATTTCGACCAGTCAGGAGTAGCAAGTAGTTTGTCAGCATCCGTGGTAATTAGACGGAGTTTCGCAAATGGACGTTTGAGGGTAAAGCTCCGAGTAGTTGGTTCGGTACGAAGGTCAACAGCTTCAGTGCAAGAATATGCATCATACATTTCCAGATAGGGATTTTGGAATGTGTCTGTGGCAGCATTACAAGCAGAAATAGTCTGAAGATCTCCAGCAACTGCGGTGTTGACATCTGTCGGACGAATGAGTACATCGCTGCTTTCGTCAGTATTGCTGAAGAAGTATCTGTTGGCGTAGTAGGGCGTAGTCAGACCCGGATAGGGATTCGGGTCGTTATATGGATAAGCACTTACCTGTCGTACTATGTCAGCGAAGAATACGAAGTTATATTCTGATGCGAGAAGACGAGTCTTGAAAGAGGTAGTTTTATAACTACCACCGGCAGACATAGAAACGTATTTTATCATACGCTGAACCTTGGTTGTCGATCCTTTCGGATAGATTTCCATTATATAGCGTACAGAATAGCCTTTGTCTTCCAGATTCTTCAGACCACCCTCGGCTGAATTAACGCCGTATGTTTGCAGTTCCTGTGGCATTGAAGTCGTCATTACGACATCTACCATTCCCTCGCGAGTAGGAGTATCGGGCATATCTTCCTGAGAACAGGAAGTCAGGCCCATAGCTGCGATTGCCATACAACCGACGCTATATGCGAGATGTTTTAAAATGTTCATTTTGTGATGATTAGTTGGTTGTTTTTTAGATGTCAGCAGCAGTTACACGTTCGTGTATAAGCTCAAATCCAGGGGCCTCCTGAATGTTAAGATTGGTTACACCTTGATTAGCTGAGAAATAGGATGCGACCTGATTGCCTGTGGTATCGAATATTTTCATATACCCAGTCAGTTTAAGAGTCTGGTCTGATGCGCGGAATGAGATAGCATACTGCTCATTCGTCTGTAATTTCTCTATCACATCCATTTTGAAAATGGTGTTTGTGAGGTTCAGTGTGCAACCTGTAGCGCCCTGATTGATTACTATGTTAGCGAAGGATTCAGTCGGACCGGGATAGTTGTTACGGCCAATGAGAGTACTCTCAGTAACATTACCTATAAATCCCTTTGACCAAACGTTGAAAGCAGCGCGACCGTCGAGAACACTGCCGTTTGTTACGTTTGCTACAACCTTTGAGGTTCCGTTGATATTTACTACGTAGTAGGCTCCCTCAAGAGTAGAGTTGTCAATGACAAGGTTATCACAGCTAACATTACTGAAAGAAAGAACACGCGCGTATACAGAAGGCATACTGAGATTATCACCACATCTCAGGTGGCTGTTACGAATCTCGAGATTCACCCATGTCGAGTCTGGAGTGTACATATTGATGGCACGGACATACTTGTTTTTAGGAAGTTTAATGTCCGAATTGTTCAACTTGAGGGTGTTCTTGCAGGTTACGTTCTTGATACCGAGACCCTCATAGTTACTGTCATCTTGAGTACCCTCTGTGGTCTGTGTGATGTTGACACCATCGAGTTCAACAACGATTCCTTCTGCCTCAAGATTGATGGCGCCTTGTCCTACGGGAGTAGATGCGTTAATCGTGAGGTTAGAGAAGTTTGCACTCGCTTTGCAGACGATTGGCGCAGAAGACGTGATTTTCTTACCGGCAGCTCCACTGATAGAAACTGAGTCGTTGATTTCGAGAGTTTGGGTGAGATTGATGTCACTGGCTATTGTGATATCAGTTTCACCAAATTCAAGAGCATTTCGAAGATCTGCTTCAGAATACACAGGGTACGCATTTTCGCCCGCACGAGTCAACGGCATTCCGTCGCCGTCGAGTGCAGCAGGTTCATCGAAGCTGCTGCACGACGTCATGGCCAGTGCGGCCAAGGACGCCAGAAGGAAAAGTTTCTTTTTCTTCATTTCGCTTTCTTTTAAGGTTGTTTATAATTGAGTTAATTTAACACTGTTCTTAATCGGGGATTATTATCACAATCTCATCATCGAAACTGTCATCGATACCGGTTCCTCCCGTACCGTAGTCTTTGGTAAGAAATTCGCCGGATACTATCGTTAGTTTGTTTCGCTGAATCGGTATCTTGATGTTTCGGGTCGTGATAAGTCTTTCCCCGTCTTTATTCCAGACCTCGACATCAGCCGAGACCATGGTATTGTCGTTGCATACCAATACATAATTGTAAGTCAAGACGGCGGAATTACCCTCCTGCTCCGTTACCTCGGCAGGATGCTTCACACCCAACTTGAAGTCGTTGACATCGGCAAGGCGAGTGTCAAGATTGTAAGAGGTCGGGAAGAAGCAGGTATAATGGCACATAGTCTGTGCCGGAACAATATCGGTATAGGTTCCGAGCGGCTTGTAGGTGTCGAGGAACTTCTTGACATCGGTAGTAAGAATCTTGAATTTGCCGAAAGGCCGCTCCATATCTACCGGCACGGTAATGTCGGCAAACCGTTCGTCTCGATAAGGTGTAAGGTCCGCGGTAGTCTTGCCGGAGAAGGCATCGCGCGAGTCAATGCCGCACACGTTCGGGTCTGCAATCGTTACTTTGCGTAAGTCGGTCGTAATATAATGGTGGTCTTCGGAGGTTCCACCCGGCACGAAGTCAATCCATGCATAGATGTCGTATTTCTCGGCGCGGAGGTCCACTTCTGTGGTTACGGTGGTCGCGCCCTCGCTGATGACATTGCTTGTCCAGGTCTTTTCAGCCACCAACTTGCCGGCATCGGCACCGCTCTTGGCGTAGACCTCAATCTGGTAGCGCACATCATAATCGCCGGAACGCGCTTCCGCATAAGAGCGGATAAGCGGGTCTGAAATAGGCGTGAAGTCCACATTCAGCTCAACGCTGGTCCTGATGAGCGTAGGGTCTACACCCGGTTCTTCGGGATACTGGAGGACGGTGTCGCAGCTCGTCAATAATAGCGTTAACAACGCTATTATTGAAGTTGATAGTTTAGTGATGAGAGTGGAGAGGATGGCTTTCATGGGCGCACCTCCTTTCCGCCCTTAATCTTTTTGGGCTTGCCGCACTTGTCGCCGAAACGGTATACGAAGTTAAGTCCGAGTTTCGTCAGACCCCAGTAGTGATATGGAATGTCTTTCTCGTAGCGTATGCCGTTAGGCACATTATAATATGTGCAGTATTTTGTAAAGGCATAGCCGACTCCGATAGTAAACTCCATGCTCCAGCGGCGCGAAAGCGGCATTGCGTAGCCGTAGGAAATGCCCGCGCCGTGAAATCCTTTCTCCGACTGGTAGCGGTTCCTGTCGTCGAGCGACACATTGAACACTCCGGCATGAAGATGGACTCCGAAGAAATGACCCTTCATCGGGCGGTCGAGCCAGTAACGCGCCTCCGGCTGAATGTAGAGGAAGCGCATACGGTATCTGCGGGCGATGGTGTACGGGCTGTAAACCAGCGGCAGATCGACAGACCAATGCGGATGGAAGGCATACTCGCCGCCGATGTTGGTAACTCCGGCTGCGAGATAGAGGGCATTGCTCTTTATCGCCCAGCGGTCGTAATCCTTGACCGGGAGCGTTATTACGGGAGCGGGTTGCACCGTGTCTATGGGGATGGAAACGACGGTGTCCGTTTCCTCGATATATACAGGCTCTATGATTTCAACCGTCTCTGTGGGAACGGTGTCGGGAACGACAGCCGGGAGGATGCGCACGAAGTCGCAGACAACGTAGGCACCGGCGGCGCGAAGCTCCGGGAAGAAATGCGTGAGCATATAATTGTAGGGGCGTCCGCCGCGCAAATCCATCAGCCGTTTCAGACGGCTGTCAACAAGCTTGCCGTTACGGTAGGTAGTTTCGGGAACATTGCTGAGGATATTCAGCACCTCGGAGCGGTAGCGCATATCGGAAGCCCCGACCATCCCGGCGAGACCGTCCCAGTCTATCCCTTTCGGCTGCACGTTGAACAACGAGCCGGAGAGGAAAGGCATATTTCCGCGCAGATATGCCGAGATGTTTTCGGCACGTTTGCGGGCGAGTTTCCTGTTAAGGGTGTAAGGGCCTTCCGGCGAGGCGTAAGCCACGATGTCGATGGAGTTGAGCCGTGCGGTGGAATCGGCGTGAATTTCCGAGACGCGGCGCATGAACTCGTCGAGACGTATGCCGTTTTCGCGGAAGGCAGGTTGCAGTCGGGAATAACCCTGCCTGAAATAAACCTTAACGCCGACGGTGTCAGCGGTTGTAATGGTGTTGTCGGCCTGTGCCGAGGCTGCGACAGGGAGCAGAAGCAGTGAGACGAGCAGCAGCGGAAGCGCAAAGAACCTTTCAGACAACCGGTGGCGAAGGCCGGAGGCTGTCATTGAAAGAGTGGACGATGTGCAACGCCAGAGTCGCATCAGTTCTGCAAGTCGCTACCATGATTCCCTCTGATAACTGTGTTATTGTTGGTTTATTAACGAAGAAAAGCGCAGGAATCTCACCATTGCCGTTCCCCATCAAAGGCTCTCGCATTGCCTATCCAAGTAGAACGGCAACGTGCAGAGCCTACGCTTATGTATATAATTGTCACGCCTGAGCTTCCTCGCGGAAACATGGCGCACGAATTACATACTCGCAGGCGTCTACCGCTGCTTCGCTCCTGACTTCGACAAAGAAATTTGCGAGATTTCTGTATGTCAAGAACAAGCGTCAAGTAAACGCTATTCAATATGTCCGCTTCCCGCCCCTCGCCCATAACCGGACTCTGCGGACGGTCTGCGGCGCAAAGTTACAAAGAAAATTTTAGCGGCACAAATTTTTTATTGCCTATCTATCAGATTTTAACACTCCGTGGCAGATTTTCGATAAATCGGGGTTGCAAAGGGATAAGACAATAAGAATAGTCATTGCCAAAATGTAGAGAAAAATTTTATTTGAACGTAACAATCGTATTATAAAAAATCAAGAAACGCCCGATACAGACAGGGCGAAGGTGTCGTGGAACGGAAATTTTTCGGCTCCGATGTAGAGGGTATCGAAGGCGTCTGTGCCGTCGGTGCGGTGTTCGAGCAGGTCTTCTTCGGACTCGGCGAGCTTTTCGCCGGACTTATCTTTGCGGAAGCCGTTGCGCCCGTTGGAAACACCGGCTGACTGAATGGCAAGGATTAGGTCTTCGTTGTTCGAGCGGTTGATGAACGGCATGAGCCTTTGCTTTCCGGCAAAGGCGTTGTTGATGAGAAGATACTTCTCGTCGTGGTGCATCGGGTTTCCGAGGTACACGGACTCGATGCGCCAGCCGTGCCGCTCGAACTCCTTTACCACATTATAATGGAAGTCCTGGTCGTTGACGGCATAGTTGGAGCCGAGCGCCGTTGCATCGTAATAATAGACCACGGTCTTGTTGCGGTGCGTGGCGTAATATCTGCAGAAGTCCTCGACGAGTGCCGGTATCTTGCGGTCGAACTTGACGTAGAAGCTCTTGATGACATTGAGGCGGCGGTCGCGAGGCTGACCGGCGACAATCCAGTTGATGTTGGCGTTGTAGTCCATGCCTATGCAGATGGGTGCGTCGGGGTCAACGTCCTTGTCGGCTCGTGCATCGAGCGTCGAGAAGTCGTAATCATAACCGAGAGTATCGAGGTACTGATTATCGTTGGCATCGTACTTGTGGCCCTCGCGCATCGAGGAATAAAAACCGTCCTTTGCAATTCCGATCCTCTGACAAAGGATAGAGGTTTGGAAGGTCAAAGGTGTAAGGTCGCGCTTCATTTGCTTTATGTAGTTCTCGCCGAGAAGCTGCAAGTTCTCAATCGAGGAATACTCGCGGTAGTAGACCGCGACTGAGCGCATCTTATTGAGGTCGCGGTCAAGGCGACGCAGGTAGCCCTTCAGGTAATCGGGAACCGTTGCACCTTTGGCGTTGAGGGAGCGTATTCGCTCCTTGATGCGCCATATCTCATAGACCGTGGCTTCGATGGTTGCAATCAGCTCTGGGTCCATCTTGTCGCGGTAGTGCAGGAACCAACTGCCCTTTTGGGTCTGCGGCATATCGCTCAATATCATAATTGAGTGATTGAAGGAGTGCTTTCCGAAGTGCGACTTTATGCCGCCGTTGGCCGGAAGCGTTTCGTCTTTGAGTTTTGCGTAGTCGATAAACTTGGCCTCATCGACGAGCAGCCATGAGAGCGTCAGCGAATTGGAGCTACCGGGGCGGTCCTGTGATATAATCACTGCGACCGAACCGTTGTAGAAAGATATGACGTGCTCATAATCTTTCGGGTCGATGATGGGCTGACAGAACGATTTCGGCGGTTTCCGACCGACCACATAATGCAGACCCTCGATGTAGCCCCAGCGTTTCCATGCGGCGAGCAAGCCGGGGATTGTATTTGTCAATCCGTGCTTGAAGGTCGGCACGACGATACCGCCAGTCGAGCCGGGCATACGCTGCATATTGCGAAGCACGAAAGGCGCGGCGATAGAGTCCGTCTTGCCTGTTCTTCGTCCGGCGACAATAACAGTGGTATTGGCACCGATAAGCTGCGTAAGGCGTTGGGGCTTGTTAAAGTAAACTTTCTTCGCCATTGTCGGTGTCTTGTTTCGGGTCAGGGAAAAGAGTATCAAATTCAAGATCGTATTCCTCAAACTCGACGTCCTCGATGTCGATTGTCTCACGACGGTACTTCTCAATCATCGCCGAGATTTTCTCGTTGATGTTCGGTATCGGCTCGATGCCGAGAACGCGCGGGTCATCGGTAGCCGTGAACGGTTGCACGAGGATTTGGTCGAGCGGTATAGCCTGTTCATCTTCGAGGTCAACGCGGTTTAGCTTGCCGTAAGCGGTAGCGGCGCGTTCCATAGTCTTGCTGTCCTTGCGCTTCTCCGCCATTTTATAAGTGGCGATAAGCATTTCGTTGGTGCGCCACCGGTGGAAGTCGCGTGATGCGCTTCCGAGCATAGGAAGCAACGACTTGACAACGGCAAGGTCGGAATAAGCCGTCGTGCGGTGTATGCCGTGCCGTTGGCAGACCTCGGCAACAAATTCGCGGTCGGTGCCGTCAGGATTTGCGATGAACCAGTTATACATTTCACGCACACGAAGCACCTTATCCACAAGTGCTTGTGGATAACGCTCGCGTAACTCTACCTCTTTGGTAAAGAGTTCGGCGCGGCAAACTTCTATGGCGTTGGGATAACTCATTACTCGTCGTCTTCCATATCAAGTAAATTTCGGTGGGCGTTCTCGATAGCGAGTGGAGAGCCTACCTGAGCCAACATCATTTCCTGAGAATGAAGTTTGACCTTAGAGGCGGCTTTGCCGCGTCGGTAGGCTTTCGACACATGAGTTGAGCGGTCGGCAATATCAGAGCGCAGCACATCAGCCGGAATATCGAGAATAACCGCCATATCGGATATTTTGAGGTAGATGCTCGAAAACTTTTCAATCTGCTGCAAGTCGTTGTCTGAATAGGTCATGTAAGGGAACGGAGTGATTTGTGATTAAATCGTTGACCTGCTCGTGGAGCCGGTCGAAGATAGTGGGGTCGGTAGAGATAAAGGCAGACTCGTGGCGGTTGCCGCGAGTAAGGTTCTGCGAAGTAATGACGCTGACCGTATCGCCTTTTTCGGAGCATACCAACAAAATCTTGCTGTGATTATCGGCAAGAAATGTGCGCTCGATAACTTGGGTGATGAACGCCCAAAGTTTGAGCGTTTTGTTGGTTGCTTTATGGTCGAGTACAAGATTGATGCGCGACACGCGCTTATCCTTTGTGATGAAGAATAAGCGGCGCAAAAATTCCTCGGAAATGGAGAAAGAAGTCTGCCATACCTCGGCAACTCCGACTTGGCTTAAAATCCATTCGAGAATGTCTGCAACCTGCACGGCATTTGAAAGGTAAGCCTGAAAGGGCGTCTCTTTCAACGGTCGGAGGATTTGGTCGATGTCGGCAGTGCGCTTCATTTTGCAGACTTCTTACGCCCGGCTTTGGGGTTCTTGGCGGAGCCAAGCGATTTCATCGATGAGGCATTAAGGGGGTCGGAAGCAACGTAGTGGTCGTAAGCCTCCCAGTTGGCGTGTAACTTCTTGTCGAGAGCGATTAACTCCTTCAGGAAGGGGTAACGCTCGGAGTCCGGGCAGGTAGCATTTTCAAGCGATAGCGAGCGGAGCCGCAGGTGCAGCTCGCGCATACGTTGAAGGAGCGAAAGATTTTCAACGTATTTCGCCTTGATTTCATCAGGGAGAGTATCGTGGTCGGCACGTTTACCCTTAGCAGGGTTCTCGTCGGCGGTGGCGGCGAGAGGAATATGCTCAGCCACGATTTGCTCCACCTCTTTATCCATTTGCAGCACCTGTTCGTGGGTCAGTGCTTGGAGTCGGAAGTTAAGGTGCTTTTGAAGCTGATACTCCACGAAGTCGTGGCGGCGGTCAATCTGCGAGATTATGTTACGGTACATAATCTGATTGCCCGACAGTTTCAAAAGGTAAAGAGCGCCAACGATGTAGTCGCGCTCGGCTTCCGGCGTATCGAGCCATTGCTTTATCTGTTCAGTGAATTTGTGGTCCATTAAAGTTTGTTGTTTATACCTGTGAAGAATACGAGGTTATAGCCGAGAGGTTGGAGCAGGTTGCGCATTGAAATCATCGTTGCACCGGTGGTAACAAAATCGTCAAATACGATGATGTTACGCTCTTTCGGTGGCTCCGCTCCGAGAGTGAACACCGCGCCTACACGATGTTTCGAGTGGCACTCGGCGAGATCTTCGTAGAAGTTTAAGCCTAAGAGTGCTGCGAGCCGGGCAGAAATGAGCGAAGCGAAGTTATGCTCCTTATGTCGTCGTTTTGGTGAGGTAACGATGCACCAGTCGCCGGTGGCGAGCGAATGTCCGAGAATTTGCCTGATAAGGGTATGCATCCCCTCGGCAAACTTTTCAATCATATCAGGGTCGCTCTTAATGTCGGTAAGAGTCCGGCCATAGAGCGACTTTTTCCAAAGGGAGATAATGCCGAAAGCGGGATTACGGTAGGAAATTCGCACCTTGTTAGAGGCGAAGTCGCAACGGGCTTCCGCCTGTTGCACATCTTTCCACGCCGCGCGTTTTTTCTCAGCGAAAAGGTCATTGCTTTCGTTACGGGAAAAGGAAGAAGTGTCGAGGTCGGGAACTTCGAGCGAAGGCACTTCAATCTCGCTTAAGATTTCGTCCAACGCAATAGCTCCCTCCCTGACACCTCTCCGTATCATAGCGAAAGTGGATTAGGCTGCTTTCTTGCAGTCGATGTCGCCGTCCTCGGTTTCGAGCGTACCGATATAGAAGGGCGCGGGCACTTCGTCGGTAGCCTCCACGTTGATAGTGGTAGAGGTGGTGCCGGTGGCACCTTGTCCGAGGTCCTGTGCGACAGTCGCTTTCGTGCTCCACTTGTCGTTACCGAGAACGCGGAAGTTACCTTTCATATCCTCGATTACAAAAACATTGTCGGTGTTGTTGATATAGGCGGCAGCGGCGGAAGCCTCCGCACCCACGCCCGGATGCACGGCAACGAGTTTGTTAAGCTGCGTCTGCGAGGGCAGTTCGCCCTGAGCCTCCGAAGTAAGCTGCGACTTGTCGGGCAGAATGTCGATATATCGCCACTTGGCGTCAGCGGCGAGAGTGAAAGAGCCGTCGAGTATAGCGGAAGTGGGTCTGCCGAGTTCATCGCGCGGCAGCTGAGGGAAGCCGAGAATCAGGCTCTTGGCGAGGTAGTAGATACGACGTTTCACGCCCGGCAGCTCAGGGGTGCCTTGACACCACCCGAGCGACTTTTGAATAGAGGTACATTTAGTAGCCATAGAGCGAAAGGATTAGACGGTTAATTCAATGGTTTTGAAACGGCGTTTGTCGATGGTTTCAAACTGCACACCGAAGAACATAGTGGCGATGTAGGAAAGGATGAAAGGCGCATACTCCTTTACCATTACGTTTTCCACGTCGCCCATCTGATCGTAACCGACAAGCATATTGGACTTGGTGGTAACGTGCATAAACTTCGACCCTGCCTTGTTGTAGAGGGGGCAGAACTTCAACTTGCCGTTTGAGCCTTCAACGGCACCCTGAGCGTACTGGGTGTTGTAAGGTATGCCGCCGTGAGTTAGCAGATAGCCCTCGTTATACTTATCGACGAAGTCCTGAGAGCAGTAGAGGTAGAGGTCTTGGGAGCGCAAGCGTGGGTCGAGGGAGAACAGGATTGACTTGGCGATGTCAACGGCATTAGCCGCAGTGATTTCGGTGTCAATCTTCATATAGTTGCCTTCCTCGGCAGCGATAGCACCGGCGGCGATTTCCTTTTCAGTGATTGTGTCGAAGCCGTCGAAAAGGTCGGCGGTTGTATCACCGGCGGCATTGCGCTTGCCGTTCCACACAGCATCGTTCAGATGCTCGGAGAGGTTCTTTGCAATCTTGGCGAGGACGTGGCGAGCCGTTGGGGTAGTCATCTGACCGTCGCCTTTGGTTGCGCCCGTGCCGAGCAGCGTAGAGATAGCCGAGTTAGGTTCAAAGTTTGCGACAACAGAGCCAAAGTAGGTTTCGAGGTCTCGGAACTCGATACCGAGGTTGTAGTCCACAGCACGCTGGGGATTGTAGGGAGCAAACTGCGCGTCGCCGGTAAGGTTTCCGACGCGCTCCTTGTAGCGAATACCGGGTCGCCCTGTCATATACTGGAGGGTATCGCCGATACCGATAATGGGGAGCATAAGGAGGTCAGAGCGGTATTTTACCGCAGCCTCCTGATACTCTTTAAGTGAGAATTGAAATTTACCTGCCATTGGAAATGTGATTAAAGGTTAGCGAAAGTTGGCGAGGTTCACACCTCGTTAAAAAGCTGTCGGGCAGAGTTGTAAGTATCGACGAAAGCCTCGACCTCGTTCTTGGGTTCGTTGTCGCCGGGCTTTGCGTCCTCGACAACGGCAGTGGTTGAAGCGGCAGGTTTAGCCGCGAGTTTGGCTTGCAGTTCAGCGATAGTGGTGTCTTTGGAAGCAATCGCCTCGTCTTTCTCTTTGAGGGCGTTGTCAATCTTGGCAAGCTGCTCGTCGGAAAGCGAAGCCGAGTTGTCAGTCAGAGCGATAGCGGACATACCGAGAACTGCACATAGGAATGTGTAAGTCTTGTTCATTGCGGATGATATTGGATTGGGATTTGAGCGGAACAGAGAAGCAATAGCCGTGAGGAACTTGCCGAATCGCCCCTCGCGGTCGGTGTCGGCAATCGGAATGTTAGGAATAGGCATACCCTCGGAAGCCATAGCGGAAGCGAGTGCATCGGTCAGTTTTGGGGCGGGTTCGTCGGCAAGGTCGGTAATTTCATCGACGAAGCCCCAGTCGAGGGCTTCCTGAGCCGATAGCCATCCGCCCACTTTCATAAGCGCGAGCAGATCTTCCGGCTTACGCTTGCATCTCGTAGCGTAAAGTCGGGCGCAATTAAGGTCGAGCTTGTCGAGGTCAGCTTTGATTTTTTCGCAATCGGCAATGAGAGTGTCGAATTGAGCCGAGTTAAGACAGCCCCACTCGAAGAAAGCCATCGAACACTGATGTACGAGGTACATAGCCCCAGCGTCAATGGAAATGTGAGCCGCACCAAGAGAAGCGATGGTTGCGGCGGAAGCGTTGAGACCAACGAAATGCACATTTACCTTGCCGTGATTTTTGAAGGCGGCAGAGATAGACAAGCCGGTGGCGAGGGAGCCGCCGAGGGAGTCGATAAGCACATTGACTTCCTTATCCTCGTTTTTGGCGAGGGTCTTGTCAACGGTAGAGCGGTCGAAGTCGGAACCTCCGACGTAGCCTTTGAGAGTTATGTTATAAGCTGTCTTAGCCATAGTTGCGATGGATTACACCGCAAACTTACCGCTATAAATAAGGGGTGGAAAAGACGCGAAAATTCAGGAAAAATTCGTAACTTTGCAGTTAGGTTATGAATAAGACGTTTAACATCTACTGCGACGAAAGTTGCCACATTGAGCACGACCACAAAGATTATATGTTTTTGGGGTCTATAAGTTGCGCCTACCCGCAGGTGCGACGACACACAAAACGTATTGACGAATTAAAAAAACTCCATAATTTCTATGCAGAAATTAAATGGAGCAACGTATCAAATTCAAAGATAAGGTTTTATCTTGATTTGATAGATTATTTTTTCGATACTGACTTGCGATTTAGAGCCATTGGCATTAAAAAATCGCAAATAAAATGTGATGATGCTACATCATCGTATGATGATTTTTATTATAAAATGTACTATCAGTTGCTTAATTACAAGATAGATACATTAGACCATTACAATGTATATCTTGATATTAAGGATACTTTAAGTGCTGTAAAAGTGCGGAGATTGAAAGAAATTTTGAACGTAAAATATGGAGTTTTCCGCAATGTTCAAAACATATGTTCCAATGAAAGCTTACTAATGCAACTTACGGACTTTATAATGGGAGCTATAGCCTATTATAATAACGATAAGGAACATAAAAATAAGGCAAAGGTGGCGATTATGGAGCGAATTAAAAAGCATCTAAACGGCAATACGTTGGATGCCACCAATAATTCTTTCAAACTGAACTTGTTCTTTATAAATCTACGTTGAGATATGCCATTTAATCTGACAAAAAAATACAATGAGCTGTTGGATATAATTGGTATGCCTGAAGCTCAAAGAACAGCATCATTGCGTAGAATATTCGACAGGGATATACAGAATAATGATAGGTTTTACTTCAATGGGAAACCTATTTATCCAACACCTAAAGAAAACGGACAAATAGCGATGGAAAATCTTTTTAATCATTTGACCCGCAAAGTCGTAGATAAAGAGACGCAGCATCGTGAGTTTGATATGAGCCGTTCTCGGCGGTTGCATTGGATTCGCCATCATGTAGAGCAATTACTTCCGGATAATAGATTGTGTTTTTCAGTTGCTGAACCTCGGTGTGTAAGAACCTACATATATGATGTTGACGAAAAATATGTCATAGTTTTGGAGCCATTGAGAAATGGGACAGCATATTATTTACTCACAGCATACCCACTTGAAGGTAAGGATGCGGCGAGAAATAAAATTATGAGCAAGTATAATCGCAGAAGATTACCCAACCTTATATAAAAGCAAAAAACGCAGAGCATCAAGGCTTGCGTTTTTCGATTTCCTTTCCTCAAATGAGGAATGAACTCTGGTGCAAAGTTAGTAATAATTTCGCAACCTACAAAATTATAACGAAGAAAACTACTTTTAAGTTTGTAGAGTCCAACAGCAAATGCAAAGTTAACTAACGAGATTGAAGAAACGAACTTTCGGAGAGTCAAAGTTGATTTT